TAAAATACGATAGTTGCCCGCTCCCGTTTGTCTGTAATACTTGGTTTGCGGCTCCGTCACTTGTTGGCCATTTTACACCATTGAATGACACGGTGCCTGTTCCACTGCCTGACAATTGGAGGTCTGCGTTAGATGTTGTAGTAATAGCATTGTCCGATATTGCAACGCCGTCGAATGACGCAGACGTGTTAACATTCATAGAAATAAACAATCCAGATTCTGGTGTAGCCGCACCAATTGGCACGTTGTCTATCGTTCCTGCATTTGCATCAATATTTGCGAAAATAATTGACCCAGTTCCATTTGCTGTGAGAATTAAATCGGAATTTGAACTATCAACTTTTATATCGTTATCAGATATGTTAATAGTAGAGTCAATAGTGAGTTCCGGCATTGTAACAGTTCCTGTGCCGCTTGCCTGCAATTCAATATCAGCGTTTGATAAAAGTCCTTTGATTTGGTTGCCCGAAAATTCAATATGAGTTAATGTAAAGTGTGGCCTTGCATAAACTTCTGTGAAATTGTTGTTAATTTTTATACCAGAACCTCTAATAGTATCACCTGTCCCGTCGTTTGCGATTGTGCCTATGTTTATCAGTTCCTGTGCCATATCAACTAGAGGCTATTAGCCTACGCTTACCTTGAGATCTGTACCATCTCTAAACAACTGTCCAGCAACACTTGGATCGCTTGTTGGAAGGTTAGCCATTATTACTTTTTGTGTTAGTAACTCAATCGCTCCTGTTCCCGAAGCATCGATCTGTATGTTTGCGTTTGAAGCCGATGATGTTATTTTGTTGTCAGTGATGCTTATTCCGCCGTCGATGTCCAACGTGCCGGTTACTTTTGCTCCACCTCCCTGCACTCTAAATGCTTCTGCAAGTCCACCAGACACTGTGAATGTTTGGAAAATTAATTCGTTTGCTGTACCACTTGTACCGTCGAACAGAATCTTTGATCCTGCTGTGCCTGCCGAACCTAGGAAATCTATACCTGGTACGTTTGCATTATCGGTCCTTTGTATTTGAATGAACGGCGTACCAGAAGTTAATGTGAAATTCCCATGAGCAGTGACATTGGCACCACTCATTGACATTGCCGCTGTGGTACCTGATCTTATTTCTAGGTTTCCTGAAGTATTTGCCAATATTCCATATATTGTGCCATCATCTTTTAGGAATACATCACCTCCGCCGGCATCTAAGATTATATCACCTGATGTGTCGACTGTGAGATCACCTGTTCTCGCTATTGTGGCTGATCCCAACTGTATGGCTCCTGTGCCATTTGCTGATAAAGTCAAGTCACTGTTTGTTGCAATTGGAGTGATTGCCGCGTTATTAATTTGTAGTTGATCTATTTCAATTATCCCGGTGCCATTCGCTTGTAATTTTAGATCACCATTTGTGATCGATGTGGTAATAGTGCCTGTGTCTGCGTCACCAACCAACTGATACACTTCTTCAAAATTCGTATTGATCTTCGTCATGGCCGTACGCAAAGTATCGCCTGTTGATGGGTTTCCTACCGCTCCTGTGTCTATGTTTAATCTAGCCATATATCGAATATACATATTTATTAAATAAAATTGATGTTTGTTGAAACATTAAAGACTATGAGATTGTACGAACGCCTAAGCAAGTGCGGCGTGTACCACACCTTTCACCGTAAAAATACCATATTTGTATTCAAATGTGACTCCTGTGGAACAACTTTTTTGAGACCCAGGGCAAAAGTCGATCCAGACAGGGCGACCAATGATTACAAGCACGTATGTTCATACTGTGATTCAAAAAGATTTGCACAAAAAGTTGGTGTGAAGATGCGTAAGGTATACAAATTAGATGCCAGTAGCACCAAGACCTTATAGTTTTCTCCACTTTATATCATCCCTATATCCAGTTATCCATCTTTGCAGATCAGCATAAATTCCACATTTGATATTTGGTTGATCAAAATACCAACGCAGAAATGGATTACCTTCGAGATATTCACGTCTATTAATAAAGTAAAAATTTGTATTTGAAAATTTTTTAAAAGTTTGCCTGAGCTGAAACATCCATTCGTATTTCAGATATGCCTTCATGCTGTCACGGTACGGATAATTTTTTGTATTCTTATAGATATTATTTTGCAATCTGCTAGGCGTTTCCATCTCCCATTGCCTTGCACCCACTATGTCAAACGCCATTATCACAACGTTTTTGATTCCAGATTCCGCCGCCAACACAACCGCTGAACATCCAGAACCTCTGGCATTGGAAAAATCATTTATTTTAATTCTTCCACCTTTTTTAATATTTCCGCCACGCCATACCCTATAGATCTTTAAACCTTCCGGAACTTCGTCTTTGGCATCGCCGTCACAGATATAGTTCCATTTACTGATATCGTTTATGCCATAAATTTTTGGAGATTCTTTTCCGTTATTGTGCCACTGGCTAAGTTCCTCAAACATCTCAGGACTAACGCCAATGATATGGTCACATAACTTTGGATGGTCTCTGTATATGGCATTACAACCATAGATAACGCCTTGTCCTTTTAACCTTTCGATGGGAAAAATATTACGAGATTCACCGTTGCCTATTACAAAAGCAGTGTCCATTACACACCAAAAGATTCACCGCAACCACATCCTGACTGTGCATTTGGATTTGATATTTCAAATTGAGAACCAAAAACTTCTTCTTTCCAGTCTATCTTTGTTCCTGCCACATACATCATTGAAGTTTCATCCACAACAAAACGTCCAGTATGCCAGTCTTCAATATGGTCACCATCCGCTATGTTTTCTTTCTTGTCAACGAATCCCCATTCATACTTGAAACCAGCACAACCTCCGCCTTGCACAGCCAAACTCACTGCGTATTTGTCGGGTTGTTTTGCCAATAATTTTTCCATCTGATTTTTTGCTTCATCAGTTATCGTGAACCAATTTATGTTTTCAAATCCTTCCATACTATTAATTATCAGTCTCCCTACCCATGTTTTGTAATCCTATCATTAACCAAAATTTGGTAGCATCTCTTTTATGCGAAAAACTCATAAATGCATTTTGATTCTCCCAATGATACATTGGATTTTCTATAATATTTGCAGGTTGAAACCACCAACCCCATTTGCCTTTGCAGTTTAATTGACACCACTCTATGCATTCGCCGTTTATGCCATTGCTGTTCATGTCGATATTGTATGCAAATTGCTTCATGTATCCACAATCTTCTGGGGTCTCGTCAAGGCCTGGCTTTATTCTTTTGACTTTTACTTTCCCGAAATTTTTACCATTGGGTAGCATGATCTAAACTCCATTTTTTTGCGGTGCACTTCTCACCACACTCTTGCACTTTGGAGAAATCATTGAATAATGTTTTCCATAGTGGATCGTCAAGCACTTCTGTAAGTGTTTGTTTTTTTGCGATATAATCAAATACATTTTTATTGTGTCCATATCTAAGAGCAGTCCAGCAACAAGGATAAAACTTCCCCTGTGCGTTTAGATATAAGCCTTTATTTCCTATCATGCACAGCGGTATGATTGAAGGAGTGCTGTCTGTATTATAAAATCTTTTTGTGAATAAATCAATGCAATTATCGTACCATTTTTTACCACTGAGAGATGTGGCGGTTCTAGTAAACCTGCCTTTGGCTATAAACTTATCACTTGGCTGTAGTGGATCGTCCTCTGGATAGGTTTTATAATTTTTTCCAAATTTAGAACTGAGAGTCAACTGAAAGTTATCGAAGTTCAATGACTTGGCTAATTTTCTCATGTCATCGATTTTATTTTGGTTAAATTTAAACGCAATAGCGGCCCAGGTTTTGAATGCTTTAGAATGTTTTAATACGTTTATGCCTTTTAGAATTGTGTACCAATTGCAATTTGTCCTATATATATTGTTTGATTCTTGATCCCAACCATCTAGAGAAAAATGTATATGATCTTTTTCATTTAGAATGCTATTCAATTCATGCCACCAAGATTCTGTCTTATATGACCCGTTGGTTATTATAACAAATTGAACTTGAGTGTTTTTACTCCTAATCCAAGATAATATTTTCAGTAGGTCTTTTGCATATATTGGGTCTCCGTCGTCACCACAAAAAGTTAATTTTTGAACATCAGAAATTAATTTACCTGTCCAGTTTCTTTGGAACCATTCAAGAGATAATTCCTGATTTGTTAGACCGTCAGGCACTTCTTGCCGAGAACACCTAGGACATTTCAAACTACATTTTGAACAAAGTTCAATGTGCCAATGCTCCAAAGGCCAATTATGAATGTTTTCAAACATCATTAATTATAACCTATAATTTTTTTGTTGTAAAGGCTAGTGGTGATTCCACTTACGGCCCGGCCCACGCATTTAAGACATTAAGAGGTCGGTGTTTTTGCCGACGTCACATATAGTGGCGTTGCAAATATATTTATAACTACTTCCAATGATCAATAACAAATTGATCAGCACATTCCATCGGATTCGGAGAGCCGTGGAACACCGCAACTCTATTGCCAGGTAATATGTCTACAGGCTTCCTGAACCATTTTTTACCGTCTTTTGTAAGAAGTTTAGTGTCTTTAAGTCCAATCATTTCCCACTTGTATGATCTGATCCACTCATCCGGAAACCATGTGATATCATCCTTTGCTCTTTTTGTTATCCAATCCTGGTCACCGTGATTCTGTTGCATAATATGGACAGAATTATTTTTAAATTCGTCCCAAAGATAGTTCATGGTGCCTGTCTTCCAACGCATACAACTGGAGTTAGATAGTTTCCAGTCTTTAATCCTGCATCTGTTAAAATCTCTTATAATATTGAACTTACCTGTATGACTAAACAAAGGATCTATGTTGTCAAAAATGACCACGTCAAGATCAAAAAATAGGATATTGCCTTGTATTGGCAATTCAGAAGCAAACATATACAATTTGCTCCACCATGACTTGACAAAAGGATCTTTTGGCAATTGGATTACATTTATTTCTGGATCAAGACCATTTGGGTCATCAGTAAGGCAGTGAAAGTTATATTCAACGGTGCAATGCCTTTTCACCATGTTGTTAAGGACATTGGCATATTTTGAAATATACTTGTTACCCCATTTAACGCATACTACGTGATTCATACCCTTTTTTCAATCCTTGAATTTGAATGTCCTTCCAGCCATCGCCGTCTAAAGCATACGAGTAAGGACAATTGATGATGGTTTTTCCAATTGTTCTCATGCTTGTTATATTTAAATTACTGTTCATTTTTTCATGTATGTCAATGATATTTGTATTAGGCCCAAAAGTTCTTTGGATATCAATCTGTCCTAACTTTATATAACCTAATGAAAGTTTTGGATCGTCCCAATCATAGCCGTTATCTCCTAACCAGTGTCTAAATGCATCCATCTCTTCTTTTTTGAAAGAATGCTCGTCCTCATTGACCGTCTGTCCCCATTCAACATCAAATTCTCCAGAATAATATCGCTGATGATTTATTTCCGAACACAGAGCATCTGTCATTTTAGGTGCATGTTCATCTCTGAAAACTTCGTATAAGGTTTTCCCAACCTGTGACCAATGTAGATAGACTCCGCCAAGGTCACGATCGTATCTGTTTATTTTGAACAGTTCATAGTCTTCATCATGTAGGTCAAATCTAGGAGCATTTAAAAAAGTTGTGATTTGAGATGGCCTCATCCATTCCGGTTCAAATGCTTTTTTCCTATCAGCGTTGACCCAGCCTTCGATTTCATGACAGATATTGTTCAGTTGTCTGATGGCATACTTTGTTTCTATATCAGCCTGTTTGTAGTATCTAGAAATAGACCAGGCCGTCCCTTGTAACTCCTCAAAATACCTGTGCAATAAATTACATGCGTCGTGTTTTAATCTTTTTCCTGGGGTTGCCATATCGTCACCGTCAATTGCTTTGCCTATGGGAAGATTGGAACTGAATTGAAAATCATCTTCTCTGAAAGGGTGTATTTTTTCATAAGAAGGATTAAATTCAAATGAATTAATTTGTTCTATATTTTTATTAAGTTCTCTTACAAGATAATTTAGATCTCTTTTAGAGTCTGCAAAGCCAATAAAACAAAAATTTTTTTCGAGAACTAGTTTATTTTTCAAGTTGTCATTGAATGCAGACAACCATCTATGTCCTAGCGGTGTATCATATATGTTGAAGTAGTAGGCCATATCGTTAAGGCCTACTCTCACCTCATCAAATAGGAAATTATTTTTTTCTGTAGATGGCACTGTTTGCTCCGTGTTCCATGCACTCTACACTTTCCACATAACATCTGCCATTGGTTTTCTTTTTGATCAGTTCGTCTGCAAAATCAAATGCATGTTTGGCAAACATTTCAGCACCAACCCCGTCAAAAATTCTCACTTCGGCTAAATCATGCTTTTCAAGTTCTTTCAATTTTTCTATTTGCGGATCATTTTGATCTAGTGCCATTTTATGATCAAACTTGTCTTGTAACCATGCCTTCAGTTCTTTAAGACCACCAAAATCGACTACCCAGTTTTTGTTGTCCAAATTTTCACATCCAAATGTAAACTTGAAAGCAAGACTGTAGCCATGTAAGAAATGGCAATGGGAATGATCTGCGTTAGGTTGACGGAACACACAGGCGAGGCCTATGTTGTGTCCATATGTTTTAGTTGAATAGTAAGTCATCGTTTCTCCTTTTTTTGATGACTTGCAGAGTTTTTATAGAGGGTTGAAAGTCTTGAGTCCTCTTGACCATTAGTGTAACTTTTTGTTTATCTTTTGATCTAAGTCCAACTGCACTGCCGCGTTTCTTATGCGTTCAGTTAGCTCGTTGGGTATATTTAATTCTCCGTCGATGATACTCTTAAGAAAATGTATCAATACTGAAAATTCAGGTCTGTTGGCAACAGTCTCAGGGTCTATTCCATTGGTCTCCATTGCATTTAACAATGCTTCAGACGTGTCAATCAGTGTTTTCATTCCTTTATTATGTTTCTCGAATACTGGCATTATGTGATGATACTAGGTTTTTTAGGAACCTCGATTTTGCTGAATACTCTTTTATACTCATCGGAAATTTTATCATTAATATGAGCTATTGTAATAATTTTATCTATCGCAATATTGAATGGTTCATCCTGTTTGGCGGTTGAGAAAAAAGTTCCAAATGCAAGTCCTTGGGGTCCTTGCATTAGCACAAGTGCTTTATCTATGATAATGTGTGTAGACTCTTTGCCTACAAACTTAGAAATAACCTCCTCCCCAGAAGATAATTTTAGAGTGATAAGATCTCCATCTTTTATTTTGTCAAACATACCTTATTATAAACTATACGACAAGATTGTCAATGTATTTTTTTAATTCTTTGTCCTGTACATTAGGTGGAATTGTGTTCATAAAAAAAATTTGGTAACTGTCAGAACCATATTTGCCTATGCCATGCAATTCAGATGCGTCCTTGCCGTCCCAACTTAAATAATCGATGCTCATGTTTCTTAGTCTCTTTGCTCTTACCTTCCACATTCCTAAAGGTTTAAGTAATTTTTCCTGAGTTTTCTGTCTGCCTCTTATAAACGCCATAGGATTAGGATATTTCTTAAACAATTTGGGTAAAATCAATTTAACTTGTCTTCTATATGTTTGGTTGAGGCATATCACACCAACCATATGTTTCCATTTTTTGTAAGGTGCTTTGATTTGCTGTTGCACCATTAGATCATCTACCATAGGCCTCATGTAAAAAATTTTATATTAGTTTACGTTTTTGTCAACTGTTTGTTAATAAATTTTGCCATGCCGTCATATGTTTCCTGAAATACATTTGCATGTTTTTTCCATTCATCTGGCATTGTCCAACGATCATGATTTACCACTATCCATCTTGTGTCCGGGTCTGAATATCCCATTAATTTATGGAATTGATATATCCAGTAACTTGGATCCACAGGCCTCTTGATATAGGTGTAACCTTCAGAACCAGTATACATGTTGTTAATTTTGTCTTTTTCTAATGGATGTAAGTCGAAACCCAGCATGAATATCGCTTTAGGCTTAAAGGTCAACGCCAAGTTACCTGCGTGAGGTCCTGTACCCCAATGAAAACTGTCATCCTGTCTTTTATCGCCAGCATATGGCAGTTTTGGAATCTCTTTTACATTGGGCCAATGTGCAAATTGATCCACCCATTTGTCTCTGGTAAAGATTGTGGTACCTTTACCAACAGCATTGACCGCCTGTTGGCACATATGCCTGTCAGCACACACAAGATACTCGGTGACGTAATCTCTGAATATGGCATTACAGCCAATCACTGTGCTGAACGATTTGAGAGGAGAAATATCAAAACCTCTTCTGCTTTCTCCGTTGCCGATTATACTAACATACTTGGTCATAAACGTATTTAATCACCCCTTTAAACGCACATAGAAGCATGTACACTGCTGGTAAATTTTATTCTGGATAAGTTACACATATTATCAATATTCGCTGTTTAAAAGCATTACGACAAGAAAAACGATTGTATATAATCATAATTTTTCAATTTGTTCATTAACTTTTCCTCATCTGTTTTATCAAGTTTGCCCAGCTCGATTCTCCCTGTGGTCAATCTTGGATCACCGATAGGGTAACCATTGTTGGTAATATATTCCTTGTTTGATTTGATATAGGCCTGAAATTTTTGTTCATAATCTTTTACCATTTCTTCGGTGTCAGTACAAAAGTAGGCAACGCAGTCAGCACTATAGTGGATGTTTGGAACCACGTCATGGTGATGGTCATCGTTGTCTACCGCAAGACTTTCAATATTTTTGCCAACGTCTGCGTACAAATGGTAAAGAGATCCAAATGTTTTTTTATTTGTAAAAAGTTTATAGTCATCATGGTCAAACTTATTCACCTTAGGTAGGTCAAACCAAACTATCCTTATCTTAGGAGATCCTTGCCTATTTTCACATGCATGAACAAATTGATTTATTTCGCTTAAATTTTTCCTAAAATTTTGAGATTTGCCCTCGAATATAGGATTAGTTTTCCACTCATCAAGTTTGCCGTGATGCTTTTCAAACACAGCGTGGATTTGATTTAGTTTATTTTTGTCTTTAATACTTTCTAACTTAAAGCCAAAAAGTTTCTCCTCTTTGTCTATTTCTCCTATCAAGTGATTTAATTTTCCTAAGACATAATCATCACTTAACTTTTTGTTGATATTATATAATGCCCACGGTTCTGAAATATTATATTGTTTTTGTTGTGCTTCAAGCACACAGTAAATCCATTTTTTGGTAAATTGGTTATCAATAAGTCTGTATTTCAGATCAAAAAAATCTCTTGAATCATCTTCCTTTGAGAGTCTTATTGTGGCAAATTGCATTAGTAATATCTTGTGTGATCGGCTCCTGGGTGTGCGTGTCTCATACCTCCGATCTTGTCGGCATCGTTTTTATGACGCGGTATAAAATGTATGTGTGGCCACATAATGGTTTGCCCTGCATCAATACCCATGTTCATACCCACATTGAATCCAGTCATTTCACCTTTCTCAATTTTTTTTTGGCCATAATCATATGCAAGTGCGTACGACTTTCCTATATATTCTGCTGATCTTTTTTTAGGCACAAACAATGTGTGACCTTTCACACACGGATATCTATCATTGAACACTACGGTGTAATCCGTCTCCATGAAGGGTTTGTCGTTGCCCATCCATATGCTTTCTGCATAGTGATCTACGTGCTCATATTCTTTCTTGTAGATAGGTTTTTTCGATGGCATTGGTTTTTATTATTCCTATCCTTATATTACTAGAATTTGGTTTATGTTGCAACCTAATCTGATTCCATAATTTGGTTCTCGGCACAGATGGATTGTAATCATTGATATTTAACAGGTTTACAATGGCTTTCCTTACTTTTTCTGCACCACCATGCTTTTTACAAGTGTCGGACCTTCCGACATGCACTACTTTGTTAGCAATTTTAATTTTATATACACATGGCAATTTGATCCATTTTGTTTTTGGATTTTTGCTATGTGTTATTTTGTATTCTTTTATTGAATAGAGATCTTTGATGTTATACCATTGTGTCATCGAAGTCATCATATAGGCTATATTCCGCAGTGAGTTCATCGCCTGCTTTAATAGGTTTGATTGTCATTAAATATTTTACAGGCAGTTGATGCCAGAAGCCTGCCACATTCCTACAATTAGGCTGTGCAGAATGATTATAGAAGGCACCCAAGGCCGTCCTAATAGCACCATGGGGGAAATTCTTGTTTAGTACATGCACAATCCCTAACACCACGTCAGCATCAAAGTCTTTCGTAGCAAATAATCCTAGTCCTTGAACTTTGGATTTCTGTATTGTCAATCCGTCTGGTAATGGTTTATACATTTTTGATATTTAAACTTTCATATGTTTTTTGAACTTTCTTGGCTTGGAAATAACAATCTTCTAGAGCATTGTGGAGTCCAGTTCTTTTTTCATTTCGATCTTTTGGCACAAGACTGAATAGAGTCCGTGAGTCCCTTATTTGCCAATAATTCCATGGCACAGGGGTTTCAAGTTGATGATATAGGTTTTGTAATATTGCGTAGTCAAAGAGAGGCCCTTGACACCAGTAAACGTCAACACCAACACACCATTTATTAATTGTTTTTATAGTTTCGGCTAAACTAATTCTATTTCCATCACCTAATGCTTCATCTCTTATATCTGCAGGCTGTGTTGCCCACCAGTCTAAAGTTTCTTGCATTACATCTCTACCTTTTGATGTCTGTGAATCAACATCGACTCTAAAATACATGCCTTGCGAGGGTTCCGTTTTGGTGTATGGATCAAATTTAACTCCTCCCACGGTAAGGATTGTAGCATTTGGATTTGTGCTTAAAGTTTCAAGATCGATCATCGCATGGATCATACAAATTTATCTTCCTGTCTCGACATGGCTTTGGCACCGCTCAGCGGATCATCTATTTCCTTTATTACCTTTGCTATGCAGATATGTTTTTTGAATCTTTGTTCTATGTCTTTACCTGTGTCAGAATACACAAATGTTTCCTTTTTGGTTGCATCAGGAAATTCTAATTCTATTTGCCAACATTTTGTCATATAAACATTATATTGTAAGAATTTGGAAATGTCAACTAGGCTTGGGGTGCAGTGCTATCCATCCATTTCTGGAATTCATTTTCGTTAAGGCAGTAAATTTGTCCGGTGGATCCGGGATATGTCATTTGTGCGTAGTCAGATACTATAGCGGCTTCGGTAAGACAATCATTTTCATTTTCGTAAAGAAACTGCTCATACATAGTGGAACATTCAGTCCCCCAACATATCATTATGATCATTATCCATTTCATTATTTTTCTCCTGACCTTAAAAGTATATATGGATATAAATTAAAAAATAATGTGACTACTTCTTCTTTTTCTGTTGCAAAGTTCGTACTTTTGTTTGCAACCTAATCAAGTCGTTATCCAGCATACGGATTCGGTCAATGAGAGCAATCAGTGTCGTTGATGTTGATCCTAATTTTGGCTTGATCTCTTTTACAATATAATTGTACAGATACCATATAAAATATGCAAGAAAAAATGTTGCCACAACAGGAAAGCCATAATCCTTAATTAATGTTGCTATCTCCATTAATCCTTCCTCGCATCTTTCTTGCCATCTGCTCTGGCAATACGATCTGTATCAACAGGAAGTCCTAGTTGTTCTGAAACTTCCTGGTCTATTTTCAATATGTCGTTATTCATGGTTTTTACTCTATTATCGAGTTGTGTGATCACATTTTGGATGAAACTAATCTGACCTACTACTGAGCCCAGTATGTAATTTATTATTACCATAATAAAACCACCTAGACCTATTGTGGCCGCTATTGGCAGGCCCAAGTCTGATACTAATTTGAAAAATTGTTCCATTATAAGTGTATTTAACTTTTGACAGTATACACTTTAATTTCTTCTGTTTTGCCCTTAACCGTTATCTTATCTACGAAATCAAAATCATAATTTTGTTTTGCGGCTCTAACAGTTTCCTCACCTATGATCAGTGTCTTGCCAAGGGACTTACTACTGCTTTCTAATCTACTTGCAAGATTGACAGCATCACCTATTACACTGTAATCAAATCTCTGTTCTGATCCCATATTTCCAACCAAAGCTCTTCCGGTGTTTATTCCTATTCCAATGCGTATTTCAGGAAGCCCTTCTGCGATTAGATCAGCGTTTAGCATCTCAAGTTCTTCTTGCATTTCTATTGCCGCCTCAATGGCATGGCGTTCATGTCTTGGATCATCGATAGGTGCATTCCAAAAGGCCATTATACAATCGCCCATGAATTTGTCAATTGTTCCTCCGTTCTTGATTATTACGTCTGTCATTTTAGTCAGGAATCGATTTATCAGTTTTGTGAGTGCTTCAGGATTTCCCTTGAACTTCTCACTGATTGGAGTGAAACCTCTTATGTCTGAGAACATGAATGTCATGGTCCTTGTCTCACCTCCCAGTTTAAGTAGGCTTGGATCCTGCTGTAATTTTTTCACCATGGCAGGTGCTAGGTAATGTTCGAACTGTTTCTTGATCTGTTGTTTCAAACTGAACTCTTTTACAAACCTATTGAACACTGCGTGAAAGCCTGTAATAGTTGTCACAAGTATGATCCAACTGGCGTCCCAAAGTTGCAGGTGTTTCACAAAATAAAAATAAGCACCATAGGCCGTACCTGACCACACAGTCAGCAAAACTGCGCCTACTAACCAGTAAGGTGCAAAACCTGCCAGCAATATTAGGATGATTGCTAGTACGCCAGCCGCGACATATTCAAGGAAAGTTGCAGTGTCTAGCCTAACAATGTTCTCTCCATTTATCACAGTCTGTAGGCTGACAGCCATCGCTGTGTGGCTGTATTGTTCACCATTGGGAGTTGCTATCACTGTGCTAATACCTTCGGCAGTGTTTCCTATGATTACAGTTTTACCTGCTACTGATTTAAAATCATCTGTGATGCTGATTGTTTTGAACTCCTTGTTCCATCTGAGCCATATCCTTGCGTATTGATCTGTTTTTATTGTTTTGAATTTTGGCACTCTTACTGCTATCACGCCACCTGCACCTGCTTTGACTTGATAACTTGGATCACCAACTGCGACCCTTATCACTTCTAGTGCTACACTTGGATAAACTTCATCACCTACCCTCATCAGCAACGGAAGTCTCCTAACAACACCATCTATCTCAGGCGTTGTGTTGACAACCCCTACACCATCAACGTTGTCTCCAAGCAACGGTATTGGTCCAAGCATACCTGGCCATTCGAACAGCCAAGGCAATGGATCACCTATCTTGGCAACCCCTCGAGGCACTGCATTCCTATTGGTTTGTGTTGTCCCGGTCTGTGCTATTACGATTCCGTTCTGTACGAGAGCCTGTGCTAGATCCATGTCTCCACCCAACCTATCTTCCTCTGAGAACAGTATTGGAAGAACGATTATTCCTGCACCTGCTTCACGTAGTCGCCATATCACATCTGCAAGTATTGTTCGCTTCCAAGGCCACTGACCATTCTGTTCGATACTTTTTTCATCAATTTCAACTATGACAACATCTTCACTTAAAGTAGCCGTGTCGTATTTTTGTATGAGGTCAAAACTTTTTAACCTCGCTGTCTCTTTCACGAAAGGGTCCTTAAGTCCCCACATCATCAGAATCGCGAGAGTAACAAAAGCCAACGTCCAATGTGTGAGTAATTTTTTCATTAAACTGGTTTACTGCCATCCACCATCAAATGAAGATTAAACTGTTCCCACATCTCCATCTGATCCATCCAAAGAAATATCTGTGATACTGAAAGCACAACAATACCAGCGAGTATCAAAAACAAATAAATTTTATTCACCTTTTATGTCCTTTTCAAACCATTCGAAACCCAAGTTGAGACCAGCCACCATTCCCCATATCAGGGCAAATCCTATTACAAGTAATATCAGTATGATAGGACTCAAAAGCCACAGCCACCAGTAATATCTAAATACGTTCTGGCCTTTTTTGAGACGTTTTACCCTGTGGTCCATGAACCAATGTACTATTCTTTTAACAACACTCTTCAACTTGTCAACAAGATATTTGTTGATCACCCAACGAACTGCCCTCATCACAATTAGTATTGGAGAACTTAACACCTCGAAGAACAATAGGAAACAGTCAACACTAAGGTCGACTATGTTATCTGCTGTGCAGGCTTTCTTCCAGCGTTCTTTCAAAGACAATTTCTTTTTGTCTTTCATGCACCCCCAAATCCTGTCCAGTTCCATGGATCTTTGAACTTATCTTCAACTGACTTATGAGGTTTCACTGTGCACCTTATTAAGAAGCCTAAAAGAATTCCTATTAAAAACCAAGTTGTCATTATGTGTGTATTTAACTAGATCTAGTTTTGTGTGACGGATACCGTGCATCCGCTAGAATTTGCACAATAGCCTGTGATTGAATATGATCTATCTGTGTTTTGATCAATCTGATCTACGTCTAAATTATAGGCACCGCCACTGTTGGTCAAGTTTATTGTCGCAGTATGATCGCCGTATCTTTGTAGCAAGTCTACTTCGTGTCCGCTGTCTACGGTAATCGTAGAGGTCATTTGATTATTATTGCCGCGTTGTAATACTGTGATATCATTATTGTCGCCATTGACATCTGTTGTGCTTGAATGATTTCCTGCACCACGTTGTGTAATTTTTATAGTGTTGGTACTGCCGTCGATGTCATTGAATAGATATTGGCCACCATTACCTCTGTCATCTGTTTGATAACTTGCTGTGGTGTTATTACTTCCAGTAATGTACCAATAGGCGTCATTATCACCTGTTTCGTTGTTATCTACATTACCATCTTCGTGTTTGCCTTGCCATACTTTGGCATTATTGTTGTCACCGTTTACGTATACTCTCACAATGTTATTATCTTGTGATTGTACTTGTATATCTATGGTGTTGCTATCTCCGTTTTGTACCTCTGCTATTGTATTATTACTGTCACCATTTACCGTTGTCGTGATTGTGTTGTTTGTGTCACCACCATTGCCTATCTCGTCAAATGTCACATTGTTATTGCCAGTCACGTTTGTTGTAATCGTATTGTCAGCACCGTGATTATCTATCTTGGTGATGTTGCTATTACCCGTAATGTTGGCTGTCATATTTTTATTTGATGATGAATCCGACCATACCCTTATTTGATTACTGTCGCCTGTTTGATTGAACGACACATCACTGTTATCACCATATATTATTGCGTTTCCACTACCTGACAGGCCTTCGATCTGATTGTTCTGACCGTCTTGTACAATATCCAAGTCTAGACTATCACCGCTCTGGGTTATGTAGATGTCG